AAAAAGTAGGACAAAACACTACTTTTGGAAAAAGTAGGACAAAACACTACTTTTGGAAAAAGTAGGACAAAACACTACTTTTGGAAAAAGTAGGACAAAACACTACTTTTGGAAAAAGTTTATTTTGTCAAACTTTTTCTAAAAGTTTATTTTGTCAAACTTTTTCTAAAAGTTTACTTCGTAATGGATAATTAATACAAAACATTAATTTTTTTGGTGCAATACATTCTTTCACATAACCGGAAATATATTTAAATGTAACCTTTCTATTATTAGGTTTTAATACTTCCAGATATTCTTTTTGAATATTGTATAGGATTGGTTTAAATTCAAATGGGCACTCCTTAAGACGTTTTTTCTTTAAAATAAATGTATCAACATAATTGTCAAAAAGCTGATAAGTCCAGTTATATAACTTTTTTTTGTATATTTCAAATTCGTCTCTATATTCTGGGAAAAATTTCAAAAAATAACTCAATTTATTATTTTTTCGAAGTGTTAAATAGTGTAGAAACATTTTTTGAAGATTTCCCTTTAATCTTTTGAGTGTTTCATAAGCAATGTTTCGAATCTTTGTTCTAACACCATCTTTATTATAAATTACAAATCCAACCATATCATAAGGCAAACTTTCTCCAGAACATAAATCTGTAAAATCAATCCAATTCGATATATGAAATGGCTGATTTTTATTAATATTAAATAATGTTCTTGGTGTATCAATATCAATATTTTTTTCTTCTTCAGTAACATCGAAAATTTCATTTTCTTCATTAAAAGAATAAACACGCGTTAAAAACAATTTTGGTTTTTTTATATTTTTTACAATTTTATTTTCAGGATGTTGCAAAACAAACGAATAACTACATTTTTTATTTAAAAGATTAAAATCTAATCTCTCTTCGATACATGCTTCCAAAAACATATCGTAAAATGTTTTTTGTGTATCAAGATTATAACGACATTTAGCGCCAATGTTACTTTTTGTGCAAAATTCCCACCCCGGTTTTAATTCATCATTTTCATCTAATTTTTCATTATAAAAAATATTAATCATCGTCCCATCAATGTATTCCGTAATATAACAATCTTCAAATTCATTTTCAACAATGAAATTATTATAATTAACTGATTTTTGAGGTGCAAAAGCAACAACATTTTTATCATTCATCACCACCGACCTAAATAATCCAACCGAACTTTCATTATCGAGTGTCAACTTTTTTTTATCATATTTTATGATTTGAATATTGTCTTTCTTTTTAATAATATAATTATTATCCTCGCGAATCTCTGCAATATTATTTTTTTTAAATGGCGTGTATTTCATTCTTAATATTATAAAACTATCGATATTATTTTAAATGTATTTAAAATAATATTTAATTTTTTGAAATACTTTTTAACGGTTTGATGAAATACTTTTTAACGGTTTGATGAAATACTTTTTAACGGTTTGATGAAATACTTTTTAACGGTTTGATGAAATACTTTTTAACGGTTTAAAAAAATTTCTGCGGAGTTTTATAAAAAGTTAAAAGTATTATATCTATAGAATATAAGTAATGGAAGAAAATACTGAAAATAAATTAGATTTAGATTTAGGGCAAATTATAAAAATAATAGCACCTATAAACGATGCTTTGCACGAAAAAATATTTTTCATTGATTATTTAGATGATAAAAATATTACTTTAATTAATCAAAAAGAAAATAAAATTATTGAATTAAATGTTAGTGGTAATATAATAACAGATGAAAGTATCGAATCGATTGAAATACTTTATAATCCAGAAGAAAAAGGTTATGCTAGGCAAAATAATTTAATAGTTGGGGCAAGTATTTCCATAGAATTTGGCGGAAACAGTGTTTTACCGACAATAATTAATGGAGAAATTACAAATTTAGAGAATGATATGATTGAATTGGAGGTTTTTCCTTCAAAGCAAAAAATTTATATTGATTTTAAGTATCAAGGTATTCCAAAAGAGTTGAATATCATATCTATCCGCCCATTTGAAAAACCTTTAAGTAAAGAAGAATTGAGAGAAGAAAAAGAATCAAAAAAAGAAGATAGTTTATTTGATGAAGAAGTAGTATTTGAAGAAGATGACTTGGATGATTTAGAATTGAATTATGATGAGGCAGAAAATGTGGAAAAAAATGACATTATGATTATTGATGCAAATGATATTATTTTTTCAAAAGAAACATTGTTACAAGTAACCGAAATGGTTAATATTAATGAAGAAAATAAAAGATATTCAATCGAACAACAAGTAACCGACTTATTGGACAATTTATTATCCACTGTTTCAGCAAAAAATAGAACAAAAAATGTTATAAATGAAATAAATAAGACTATAACTAGATTTAAACAATTGAGAATAGAATTTTCCAATTTTAAAGAAGATGGTATGATAAATACACCAAAATTAAATTATAAAGAAAATGAACATAAGTCTTTATTAAATAAATTATTAAATTTGGAAAATGATTTTAAATGGTTAATACCCGTAGTGCAGAATAAAAAAAAATTATATGATATTAAGATTTTCGGCGAAGAAAAAATAAATGATTATATTGTCGATACAACAGATAATTTCATAGAAACATTTAACGAAACGTTAGATTCATATAGGAATGATGATATTAATTCTTCAAATGATAAATATAAATTTACGAGAGAAAGATTAAATAATATCCAGAAAAATTTTGTTGACCCAAAAATAAAAAGAGATATAATTTCAAAAATAAAAATTTCAACAGATATCCATACCATTGTTGATAATCAATATCCTTTTCTTTCTAGTGTTTATTTTAATGAAAACGCAAAATTAAAGAAAAATTATTTTCAAAAATACATTACAGGTGAAAGCACATTACATAAAAATGATAACACAAACTTTTATAGTGAAAAAAAGTTAATAGAAAATGAAAATCTATTTTTGAAAGGATTTATTGTTATGCCTGAAAAATTTAAAGAATATTCAAAATTATATTTATATGAAAAAAATTTATATGAAAAAATTTTATTAACGGGTGATAACATAAATTATAATATCCTTGAAGATATGGAATTAGAAAATATTGAAATTACGGAGGATTTTGAAAATTTATTTTTACCCATAGATGAAAAAGAACCATATCAAATAAATTTCACTGAAACGAGAAATTACGAAGACAGAAATGACAAAAATATATATAACAATTTTTTAAAATCGATTATACCCTCTAATGAAGAAATTATAAAAAAATCACATAATTTATATAAAAATAAAACTACAAATATCGGTTTCATAGAAGAATTGGAACATTATATGATTTATCCAAAAGATATTAATTTACCACAATATGAAATAATAAATCAAATAATTGATAAAAACATGACAAGAATGAAAAAATCTCTCGCAAAAAGAGAAAATAATTATATGAATAAAGCAAAACCTATGTTTGAATATAAAAATTTATTTTTAGAATTATTTGGAAATAGCATGGGACTAAAGAGTAATATTGAAGATATGGCAGAATTATATAATATAAAAAATATTAATGCTAACGAATGTATGAGAAATATTATAAGTCATGATAGTGGAAACTGTTTAAATATTTTGTTAAGTTTATCGCAGCAAACTTTATATCAAAAAGATAATTTTAATTTAATAATGGAACAACAAATCGGTGAATTAAAAAATGAAGAAGAAGAAGAAATGAAGAAAGAGTTATGTAAAGAATTTATATTAACAAAAAAGTATGAAGATATCGAACAATTAAAAAATGACAATGGGAAACAAGAAATTTATTATGATAGAGAATATGATACAACAAGATATGAAATAATGCAAGATTTTGAGGCAGACAGAAATATTTTGGATGATGATGCTTTATTAAAAAAAATAAAAGAACATTTAATAAAGAATGTTGGAATAGAAGAAAAACAAGCAACCTTGGATGCTTATAGTATGATAATTGGTAGGAAACCTATAAAAGATGGCACATACGCTATACTAGATTTGGGAGATTATGAATTTAGATATTATGAGAGAAAAAACAATAATTGGCGTCTAAATGACGAATTAAGTGATAAAATGCCGGATGACGCTATATTTTGCAATATGAAAGAGAAATGTTTAAAGATTAAAGATAAATGCGGTTCAATAGAAAAAAATAATATTGAAAATCAAAAAGATTTATTAAATGATATTGCGAAAAATTTCTCGGAAAATTTAAATATTGAACATAAAAAACAATTAAAAAGATTAACACGATTAAAAGAAGAAAGTTTTTTAAATTTAAAAAACAATATCGAATTTGAAAATAAAAAGTTAATTGAGAGAGATTTATTGATGGTAAAATTAGGTAATAGTGTTGAAGATAGTAATATTATAACTTCACCACATGCAAAGTTACGCGATGCTATTCTAGGACAAACAAACATAGTAAAAAAATATGCGGATATTATTTTGTTTATTAAAAAATATTGTCGGGAATATGAACCAACCACAAATGAAAACGAGAATTGGTTTTATTGTATAGAATCAAATGTTCCTTTATTACCAAGTTTTTTCCTCGAATTATCCGAATCATTTGAAAATGAAAATTATAGCAACACAATAAATGATATAATAAAAGTTAGAGGCGTATTGAGTGATGATGGTGATAAAATGGTTGATAAACATAGTGGTTATTTAATTAAAATAATACATTATGATACTGGGGAGGGATATGATCAAGATGGTTATAAAATCAATACAAAGGAGGTGTTAGAAGAAGATGATGAGGATGTTATAAAAAATGTTTTGCAGAAGGGGGTAGTAGAAAAAAAATCAAAAACATCAAAAATAATAAAACAATTAATTGACAGTATTGCAAAAAATATAGGAATAAATATCAGTGAATATACTGACAATATGATAAAAATTATAATTCAATTAAATAATGAAAATACAAAGGGTAAGCAAGAATATAATGTTATTCTTGAAAAAGCTAACAAAAGAAAAAAAACAATAAAAAGTTATAGCACACATGTTTATGAAATTTTATTTTTATCTTTGATATCAGTATTTATCATAACCGTGCAAACAGCTATTCCAGAAATCAAAACATCTAAAACTTTTCCTGGGTGCGTGAAATCTTTTAATGGATATCCTCTAAATAATTTAACATCGAAAAAAGATTTTTTAAATTATGTCATATGCGTCTTAATAAAAATAAAAAGTGATAAAAAAATATGGAGTGGACTACCAAATATAAAAAAAGTAACAACAAAAACATTAGACAAGTTTGATAAATATGTTCATAAAGTAAAAACATTTATTGGTGAAAAAGCATTAAATAATATTGAATTAATGAGTAAATTGAAAATGAAAAAAGAGTGGTTAAATGAAAAAAAGAAGAAATTAACAATAACAGAAGAATATAAATTAAAAAAATGGAATACTTTTTTACCACCTTTAGATGAAATTAAAATAGGCAGTGTTCAAATGTTAGGTAGTAATTTTACGGGTTTACTTGATAATATTATAAAAAAAGGGAAAAATGGACAATTTAAATTAATGAACAGTTTAATAGGAAAAATAAGAGAACTATCATTTGCTATTATTGAAAAAATTAATAAAGTTGTTGAAAAAAAAGAGTTGTTATTTATGACAAACACTGGAACACCATATTTGCAAAATGCTTGTTGCAATGATAAAAATAATAATGTTTATGATTACTTTGTAGATGAAGATAAATCAATTAATAAATATAATGAAAACATAGCATTATTGGAAAAAATAAAAATAAGAGATATGATGATAAGTAAATCTTCTTATTTCTATTCCGATATAGATACAAAAATAAAAAGAAGAAAAATAGAAAATAATATAACGGAAGAAACAATATATAGAGCTTTTATAAAACATTGTAAATTTAATTCTGGTATAAATTTGCCTGAAGAATTAAAAAAAATATGTGGTGCAAACGTTTCCTCTTTTAATAAATATGATTCGATTACTGACAAAATTTTTAAGATGAAACAAGACGACGGATTAATTTTTGATAAAGATTTATTTAATATTCTAATAAAAACATTACATAATAAAAAAATATTAAACTTGGAAATAGAAAAAAATATAAAAATAAAAAAAACAAGTTTTGGAGAATTAATAAAATATTTGTTATTAAAAGAGTCGAAAACAATTTGTGATAAAGAAATATTATCAAAAATAATAGAGTTAATGGACCGATTTTCGATAAATTATAATGATAAAACAGATGACATTTTTGAAGATTTTATTTTAATAATTAACGCAAAAATCGAGGAGTCTATTGAAAAAATAAAAGAATTTTTACGAGGAAATATTAAAAAAGGTCTAACAAAAAGTATAAAATTTATTGAAAAAATAGAAAAATATAATACTTTTGGTGATGATAATTATATGTCTGAAGAAGATAATTCTGATTATAGAATAGGACAACAACTAAAAAATATGATTTTCGATATATGTAAAGTTTTCCCAGAAATTGTTTCAAATAAAGTCAACTACGAGGACAAACCAATACCAACACATTGGAAATTATCAATGAAACATACTTTATTATTAAAAAATATAATAGCAGATGAAATGAAAGATTTAAAATCAGTTTATGGTAATGAATTAAATGTTTTATTAAAAAATATCATTGATAAATCTGTAAATTTATTGAACATGGTTGAATTAATCCCTTTTTATTCCAATATTGATGAAAAAAACAAGAGTATTTTAAATGGTAAATTTTATAAAATTTTAAATAAATATTTTTTCTTTTGTGCAATAAACATGTATGTTGATATTTTCGATGATTTACCAGACCAGAATTTTTTAAGAAATGAAGAGGTTTTTGAAGAAAATAAAGCAAAATCCGTGGATGAAGCTTTATTGAAAGGTAGGAAATCCACTTTAAAACAGACCGTGGCCGAAATGATTTCAAAAATGTTAATAATATTTTCAAAAAGAAAAAAGATTTTAAATATAACAAAAAGTAAAATAAAAAAAAGTGTTATGAAATCAAGAGTGAAAGAAAAATTTGGAATTACAGAAAATTTAAGAAAATTATCGGATGAAGAAAGAAAGGTAGAAGATACATTAAAAAATCATAAACTTGGTAAATGGAATTTGGGTCAAACAAAAGCATTGTTCGAATATGACCCAAATCAATATGATAAAGAAAGGGATGCATTGGAGAAAACGGCAATATTGGAAATACAAATGGGTAAGATAGATGACGTTACTTTAGAAAATATGGAAATATTTATGATGGAAAATTTAGAAGAAAAATATAGAGAAGACCGATTATTGCAAGAAGAATTAGCATTAGATATGCGTGATGAAGGTGATAGAGATGGGGAAGAAAACTGGTAAATTATCATTTTTAATTATCATTTTTAATTATCATTTTTAATTATCATTTTTAATTATCATTTATAAATTAAATAAATGATAATTTAATATCAATAAAAATAAATATGGTTGAAATAAAGATTAGTAAAGATTATGGTTATGTTTTGTTAATTGGTATATCGTTGTATTTAGCACAACAATTGATTTTGGTTATACCTGTAATAAGAGCAAGGTCGTTAACTAAAATAAAAGCTCCAACGCTTTATCCAAGAGATAGTGAAATAAAAAAGTTGGAATTAAAAGAGGAAGATGTTGATTATTATTTAAGAGCACAAAGAGCACATCAAAATAACGTAGAATTTATGAGCGTTTTTATGCCTTTGTTTCTTATTATAGGATTATTTGAACCGAAAAAAACGGCGGTTGGTGGATTAATTGTTTTAATATTTAGAATAATAGGTGGTTTAGGATATCTTTACAAGAAAAGGATGTTTGGTGCAGCTTTTCACTTGGGTGAATTATATGTATTATTTTTGGGATTTCAAGTAGTGTATAATTTATTAAGAAAAAATATGGATTCAATAGAATAATTAAAAAATCTAAATATAAATTATTACATGTATAGAAAATTTATTAAAAAAAATATAACATCAGCGTCTATTTTATTATTTTTGATTATTTTTATCATCATTCAAAGTTCGAAACCTTCTTTTATATATGAAGAAGATGGTAGTTTTAGACAATTTGGATTAGGTTATCGAAAAAAAACAGTGATTCCTATTTGGCTTGTAACTATATTTTTAGCAATATTATGTTATGTTTTTATTCTATATTATATTACCTTGCCAAAATATACCTTTTAAAAATCTCATATGAGATTCTTAAATTTCATATGAGATTCTTAAATTTCATATGAGATTCTTAAATTTCATATGAGATTCTTAAATTTCATGTGAAATTTTTATATTTTTTCTGCTTCTTTATCTTCACCAGAATCAAACTCTTCATCTTTTTGAACACCTTTTTCGCAAGCACCATCGATTATATTAATTTGTGAGACAGAGTACGTCAATAAACCACCTAAAAAGTACCAAATGAATTCAGAAATCATATCTTTCAAAATGACAGCGGCATAAAGTTGTTTCATTATATTTACGCCCCCTGACTTTTCATTATGAAAATTGAATTGTAACCCTGGTCCAATATTTAGTGATTCTATTCCTTTAAAGAAATTATCAGGCGTCAATTCATTTACAAAAAATGTTCTATTATTAATACTATTAAATCTTTTTAGTGGTCCCGTTACTGTGTCATCACTATCATCAACTTCTATCCATTCTTGCAAATTAAATAACTTTCTAGCCCATACATTTTTAACTAGAAAAAACCCTATTGTGTTTGAAAACGGTGCTTTCCAACCGGGCATCATTACCAAAATAGTTATTAATGTTCCCATAATAAAAATAAACGGTAAAAACGTGTAAAGAAAAGCATTTAATGCGAAATTTTTGCTATCGACGGGACAATTTAATGCATATGTTTTAATGTTAAAACTATACATCATTAAGAATAGACCAACCATAAAAGCTAATTGTAAAAGTGCAATTTTTGATTGTGGATTACTGTTTGTTGCAATACCTTTATCATCAATAGCTCCCATATAAAGTTTAAATGCTGCGAAAAAATATAAAAATAGAGGCACTAGATATGCTACTGTAAAATTAGGTGGCTCTCCTTTTTCTGGAGGAGGTCCTTTTTTTGTTGATTCTACATTTTCTTGAGTAGACATTTATTATAAATAATGAGTATAATATTTTTTGAAATTTTCACTCTAAAATATATGAATCCAAAATTAATTGAACCTGGGACTAAATATTTTTTGTCAGAAACTTTAAAAAGTTGCAATGTAAAAAAAAAATCAAAAAATGTTTTTTTATTAAATATTGGATTGTTATTTTTTTTTATTATAATTTTAACACTATATTTAGCATATAAATATAAAACAAAACCAACCCCGAAAGATATAGAAAAAAAAAATTTAAATAAAAAAAATTATATACTATCAAAATTACAAAATATAATACAAGTTTCAGAAATAAAGAATAAGGAAATGATTACAAGTCTTCCTAAATTTGAAAGCGATTATGAATTATTACATGAGAAATTTTATAATATTTAATAAATGTTAAAAAAATATTATATTAAAAATATTAAAAAATATAATATTTTAAAAAATATTATATTAAAAAATATAATATTTTAAAAAATTATAATGAATAAAGATAGTTATGTAAATGATATTAAATTATTTTATAAATTAAAGAATAAATATGACGAAAGAAGAAAAGATTTGAAAGGGAAGGTATTAAAAAAATATAGTAAAGACGAAGCAAAAAGAAAGATAAAAACATTAGCCGTGAAATGTATTAATTGTGAAAATATAGGCGGAACAAAATTTATTATTAATGAAAAATATTTAATAGCTAAATGTGATTGCCCAGATAAATGTGACTTAAGTATTAAAATTAAAAAGGGTAAATATATTGAGCATCATGATTTTAAAGAAGATATAAAAAATCATTTAGAAAGTTTAAAGCAAAAAATAGTAGAAAATAAATTAAAATTATTATTTAATTTAGAAAAAGAAGAGGTAATCGTTACTGAATTTGATTCTTTAAAGAGCGAATATCAAGAATTTACAGAAAAGGAAAAATTATTAAATCTATTTATTGATAATCTAAATAAAACTAGATGGGAAAAATATATAGAATTTTACAAGGATGATGCAAACGACGAGACGAAAGACGAGACGAAAGACGAAACAAAAGGCGAAACAAAAAAATCAAAGTTTAAATCTACAAATAGAAAAAAAGAAGAAATTATAAAAAAAGATGAATTAATAAAAATAATTAATACTGAAATAGCTGACAATATTTTTGAATTAAAAGAATTAATAGAAGAATATAACAATGATGAATTAAATGATAAAGTAAAATTGCGGAATGCTATTAGGGTTTATATAGAAAAAATTTTACCAAATTCAAAAAAAATGAGGGAATTAAAATATGCGGTGTTTCACCTTGAAGAAAATCAAATAGGCGGTGGAAGTTTTGGTCAAGAGGCGATATTTGATTATAAAATTAAAAATAAAAAACATTCATATGATGATTTAGAAGTAATAATAGAAGAGTTCAAAACTATTGAAAAAATATTAAATAAAAAAAAGGTTGGAAAATTATTAACAAGGAATTTAAAATCTAAATCTAAATTTTTAAAACCAATAAAAAAAGGAGCGACTTTAACATTTAGTTCAACAGTTGAAAACCATGTTGGTATGGCAATCCATGGTGAAAAAGCTGATGGTTATACTATTCAAGATTTGGAAGATACCAAAAATAAAATTAAATCTATTTTTAAGGATGCAAATGTTGAAATTTTTGATTTATTGTCAGTTTTGCCTGAAAATAGGAAAGCTGAAGCTGAACCAGCATCTATTTTAATATTCAAAAATGGTGTAAATATTTTATTAAATACAATCGGGAAAAATTCAGTAGATTTATTTAATGAACACGAAGTATTGGAAAAAGATACTAAATATAGAGATACGCGACGGGGTAAAGTATTAAATAAGAAGGCCAGACATAATTTATGTTTTACTGATGAAGAGCAAGAGGCAGATTATGAAAAGGGATTGGGGACTATTGTGCCATTTTCAAAGTTACCTTTAACATCTCATATAAGAAAAGCTTTACCAAAAATCATAGGTGCGAAGGCTGCAAATAAAAAAGCAGAGGGTAATTATTATTATGATTTAAATGAAACTGGTATAGGTTTCCATGGTGATAGTGAAAGAAAAGATGTAATCGGTGTTCGTTTTGGTGAAGACGAATACAGTGGGTTTCCTTTACATTATCAATGGTTTTTAAATGGTGAAGCAATGGGAGATAGATATAAGTTTGATTTAAAGAATGGAGATATTTATATTATGAGTGAAAAAGCAGTAGGAAATGACTGGAAAAAAAGAAAAATTTTAACATTGAGACATGCAGCAGGTGCAGATAAATATTTGAAAATAGAAAGGGTTGACCCAGAAATAAATAAATTGATTGGTAAAAGCATTATTAATTATGGAGATGAAAAAGAAGAAGAAGGAGATTTATTTGAAGAAATGTCAAAAGATTCAAAGAAAACAAGCAATGAAATGGAAAGACCTGACTTATATGACGATAGTTCAGTATTTGTATTTTATAGTAAATCAAGTAATGTTATGCCTGGTAAAGGAGGTAATAATCATAAAGATGCTACTAAAAAATGGAGTGAAAAGGTGTCGGATCCAACAAAATTTGACGAATTAAGTAGAATTAGAGATTGGAGAAAAGTATTATCAAATATGTGGGGTGGTCTTCCTCAAAATGAGGATAAACCGTTGTTTAGTTTGGATGGTTATGAGTGGGCTTCTGTAGAGCATTGGTTTCATGCAAATAAATTTAAATGGAAAGTAGAAGAAAGCGATGAATATAAAGAATTTTATGAGAAATTTACGTTTGATAGTGGTTCTGAAATATGTAAAGATGCAAAGTTAGCATTAACGGCAGGTGGTAGAAGTGGAAAAGTCATGGGAAAAAAATATAGACCGAAATCAGTTGTTTTAGATCCAAATTGGGAAGATAAAAAGGAGAGAATTATGATGAATGGACAAAAGGCAAAATATGAACAGGATGAACTATCAAAGAAAGTATTATTGGCAACAAAGGATGCAAAATTGGTGCATTTAATGTTGAGAAGAGGAAAAGGTAGTGTATTGGTTAACTTTAATGATACAATGGAAATAAGACAGTCTATGACTGAAACTACTGGTTTTAGAAAGATTTCAATGTTTGAAGATAAAACAGAAAATAAAGAAGATTCAATGGAGATTGAGAGTTTTGATGACGAATTAGATGATGAAATTGATATGGGGGACGTTTTATTAAAACCGAATTCATTTAATAAAGATAATGTTCAACTCGAATTTAGCGATAGTGATAGTGTCGAATATGAAAGATAATTTTAAAAGTATAATTTTGCCATAATTTAAAAGTATAATTTTGCCATACTTTTTTTAAAAGTATAATTTTGCCATACTTTTTTTAAAAGTATAATATAAGTATGTCTTTAACAAAAACAAGTTCAACATTTTTAAAATTATTTTTACCACATATAAATAAAATAAATCACCAAAAAGATAAAAACATTGATAGTATTGTAAGGAGGGTTTATAAAAATATTAAATCATCAAATGATTATTATAATGAAATTTTTAAAGGAAAAGATATTAATCAAAATATATTAAGATTAAATGATGAAAATAGAAGTGATATTTTAGAAAGTTTCAGTCTATTAAAAAATGATAGATTTGTCCCAAATAATATCAAAATTTTTATAAAAAAAAACATAAAATGCATCGAAACATATAATTTTATAATAAAGAATATAAATTTCACAGTGGAATTTATTGTATGTGATGATAAAGACCATCAAGTTTATTTAAAAAAAATCATAATTTTACTACATTTTCTTTTAAGTTTTTTTGTTCCGCAAATATCATCCTTAAAAATCTCTCTATGTTTCACAGATAAAAAGAAATTGTTACCAGAAGTAAAAAAACAAACATTATCAAAAGAACATATTAATACAGCATTGACATTTGCATGCAAAAAAGACGGTGAAATATTATTATACAGAAAGGAAGAATGGTATAAAGTGTTAATTCACGAACTAATGCATTCTCTTTGTTTTGATTTTGCACTCTTAAATATGAACAATTCAATAAAAAATTTATTAAAAAGTATGTTTAGAGTAAATAGTGATTTTCATATAACAGAAACATATAGTGAGTTTTGGGCTAATATATTTCATACATCTATAATATCATTTTTTAGTTTATCTAATAAAAATGACTTTGATGATTTTATATTGAATTTTCGTATTTTGAATGAATTTGAAAAATATTATTCGATATTTTCATGTATAAAAGTGTTGGACCATATGGGATTATCGTATGAAGACATTATTAGTGAAAATGAAAAGAAAAAATCAAGAAGTTTATCTTTATATAAAGAAGATACCAATGTTTTTGCTTACCATATATTAAAATCTGTTTGGTTATTTAATACTGAAGATATGTTGTTATGGTTTGATAAAAATAACAAAGATTTAATTTTTTCAAAAAAAGAAGATATTTATGTTATGAATTTGTTAAAAAAAACCAAAAAACTTTATAAAATGAAAGAATATATAAATAATATAAAATTTATAGAAAAGTTGTTTAATAGTATTAAAAGTGATATTGATTATAAGCGGTTAATAAATTCTCTCCGGATGACAATAGTGGAACTAGTTTGAATTTAAATTGATATTATAAAAATACAATAATAAACAAAAAGAAAAAAATGGGAATTCGCTTGCTAAACAAATTTTTAAAAAATAATTCCTTTGTTATTGGAGAAAAAATACATTTTTCTAGTTTATCAAATAAAAAAATTTGTATTGATATATACAATTATATATATCAATTTTTGGGAAACAATCGATTAATCGAAGAACTTGAAATATTATGCAGGATTCTTCAAAAATATAATATTAATGCTTTGTTTATATTTGATGGAAAATATTCAGATGAAAAAAAGAAAGAACAAGAAAAAAGAAGAAAAAATAGGTTGAAAGCAAATAATAAATTTAACCAATTAGATTCACTTGAAAATAAAACAAGGAAACAAGAAAAAAGGTTGAAATCTTTAAATCGCGATAGAGTAAAAATTACAAAGTGGGATATTCATGATGCGAAAGTATGTTTGGATTATTGTGGAATGAAACATATAACTGCTATTGGTGAGGCAGAAGAATTATGTGCAGAACTTTTGAGAAAAAATAAGGTTTTTGCATGTATGAGTGAAGATACTGATTTGTTTGCATTTGGTTCAAAAAGAATAATGAAATCTATAAACTTTTATAAGGAAACATTTATTATGTATGATATGGATAAGTTATTGGAATTTACAGATATGACAATGATTGAATTTCAACAAATATGCACTTTATCATGCAATGATTATACAAAAGTATCGAAAAAGAAAAATTTCTTATATTATATGAACTATTTTATCGGGTATAAAAAAGAAAAACATGAAAATGAACAATTTTTAGAATGGTTGATTAATAATAATTTATTAAATAATGAAGAATACAAAAATTATCATCAAATTAAAAATATTTATAAATTAAATAATAAAAATATTTTAAAAGATTACAAATATATTGTCATTAAAAATGATTACTATTCTAAAAAGAAAGTCAAAAAACTCATTGTTGAAAGAAATAATTATTTGAAAGAATTATACGAATAAGTATTTAATAATTTTATTATTAAAATTTATTATTAAAATTTATTATTAAAATTTTTATTATTAAAATTTATTATTAAAATTTATTATTAAAATTTATTATTAAAATTTATTATTAAAATTTATTATTAAAATTTATTATTAAAATTTTTATTATTAAAATTTATTATTAAAATTTATTATTTTTTTTATACACCCGGTGCTAATGCTTTACCGGCTTTTGCAAAATGAGGACTCATGTATCTTTGGAGATTAAAATATGTTAGTTCGTCGTCAGATTTAAGCTTAAGAAGTGTTCTCAACTTTTTATCGGCAAGAATGCGGCGACCATTTTTTGGGTCTTGGAGTTTGTGCTCTCTAATGTAGCCATTAATTTCACGAGTAACCTGTGTGCGTGCCATTTCAGAGCCGAGGGGCTTTCCAAGGAATTTTGCTAATTCGGTGCTGATTTTGGTAGGCTTAACAAATCCACTGGGTGCTCTGTTTCCAGCTTTGCGTTTCTTGCGACTGCTTTTTACAGCAACTTTAATTTCACGTTCAGAACGCTTGGAAAGAGCTCTAACCTGGCTAGTAACCGATGTGAGCTGACTGCGGAGTGCAGACAACTGGCCCAAAAGAACATTAAATTGTTCAGTTAAACTTGGTGTAACAACTTGTTCCGCCTCGGGAGCAGGGGGAGGTGCAGCTTTTTCGACAGGTTTTGCTGTCGCTTTGGTAATTTTCTTTTTTGATGGCATTTATAATATCCTTTATTGTCATTTGTTTAAATAGTTTTGGATAAAATATATATTAATATAAATATTTTAAGATTATAAAAGGTAAGAAATATTACAAATATTACGCATAATTTAATAAAATTTGAATATTTTTATTGTTGATTTACTAAAAAAGATTCATACAACCATGGAAGTGAATTCGAGGCATTTACAGAAACAATTGTTAATGTTCCTAAAGCATAAAAAGAGCCCAATGAACGCGAACTTTGATTAACACCACCTGTTATTAATTTTTCAATAATATCTAAAATAAAATTTTTAATAAATAATTCTGTTTTTGTTGAAAAGATATTATTTAAATTTATATTAAAAAGTCTACCGTATGGTGGCAATATATTATTTTTTGTTTCATTCGTAATTTGCGCTCTATAATTCCAAACATCATTTAATTCTCTTAAATATCTTATACACCTATTTCTTGATAAATTCATTAACCAATTAGAATCGGTTATAAAACCCATTGTATCAAATTTTTGAAACACATTTAATGCTCTTAATTCGGTTTTTTTTTTATAAGAAAGCATTTCGGTATCATCTTTTAATTTAATATTTAAAGGTAATTTTATTTTTTTTGATAATTTTATAATTTTTTTTAAAGATGTTAATATATCTTTTGGTAAATCATTTCTGTTATATGGATTTTTTACATATTCACCATTTTTAATCATATTGTATATTGAACATAAATCAAAACCATATACAAAATTATCTTTATCTTTAAAACTATAAAATTGATAATATGGTATATCCTTTAATTCTGTAAATGTTAAAAAATCTTGATTATTTACACAAATATCTCTTTTTTTAATAGCTGGTCCATGCAATTTCAAAAATCTTCTAATAAAAAAACCTCTAAAAATTCGTTGTATTTTTACAGAGAAAAATGAATATTTTAAATAATTATAAACATTAAAAGTTAGCTCCTTTTTATTACCAGAAACCTTTTGTTTAAAAAAACGAGAAATACTCTTTAGCTGGGAAACTGTATAATTATTCTTAAATATTTTATCATACTCCGAAAAATCCAATATTTCAAAGTCGGTTTGTTTTAATTTTTTTTTTGATTTTTTTACATATTTGCAAGTTATATCATCATATATATAATTTTTTAAAAATGACTTTGGTGTTATTTTTGAAATTTTTATATTCTCTGTTCCTTGTATAATTGTATTATTCATTATACATAATTTATACATATTTTTTTAATATACATTTATTAATCATTTTAACATTCAAATACTTATTTTTTTGAATTAAAAATTAAATTGATTTTAAAAATGATTTAAAAAAAATAATTATAAATATAAATAAAATGTCTAACAATCAACAAATCACAAAAGCAAAAACTTTCAACGCAACTGATATCACTTATCGTGAAGCAATTGTTAATAAACGAGGTGGAAAAAATGTTCAAATTATGTTGAATGGTGGACCACTTGTCTTGCAGATTCCACTCATGTTCAACTGGGGTGTTAATGAGCGCGTAGATGAACAAACTGGACGTGTTAGCTATGATATGGCACTACAATTCAATGATGATAGCCCCTCGGTTCTAAAGTTTTTAGAAGCCTTAAAAGTTATGGAAAATAAAATTAAAGATGATTCTTGTGGTCAAATGTGTAAGTCATGGAACGGTAAGTCAAAGATGTCCAGAGAAGTAGTCGATGCCCTCATGTATCCAATCTTAAAATATCCACAATTAAAAGATTCACAAGGAAAGCCAAATGGAGAACCAGATTATTCAAGATATCCCACTATGAAAATTAAAATTCCTTTCTGGGATGGTAAATTTAACTGTGAAGTATATGATATGAAATCCAAACCACTCTACCTACCGAGTTTTACCGATAGCGAAGCTACTCCACATACTACTATTCCAAAAGCATCCCACGTGAAAGGTCTTATCCAATGCACTGGGATTTGGTTCGCAGGTGGTAAGTGTGGTGTGACATGGAAATTAGTCCAAGCATGTGTAAGACCTCCTGCCAGACTTTTGGGAACTGGAACTTGCCATATCATGGAAGATAGTGATGATGAAGAAGCAGATAATGTTTTAAAACAAAAAGAAGCTGAAAAAAAAGAGGAAAGTAGTTATTCAAATTATGATGAAATTCCTGAAAAGGATGACGACGATGACGATGAAAAGGATGACGATGAAAAGGATGACGAAGATGATGATGAAAAGGAAGAAATTCCTGAAAAAGAAGTAGAGCAGGCACCAGTTAAAAAAAAGAAAATTGTTCGTCGCAAGAAGAAATCAGCAGAATAAACTTTTAAAGTTTGACAAAATAAACTTTTAAAGTTTGACAAAATAAACTTTTAAAGTTTGACAAAATAAACTTTTAAAGTTTGACAAAATAAACTTTTAAAGTTTGACAAAATAAACTTTTAAATAATAAAAAATTTATATTTTTTATTATTGTATTAATTTTTTAATGTATAAAAATTTATCTTTTTACATATTCTCCTATCCAGTTTTTTTTAACTTCCCTTCGTATTTTTGCCCCTTCACTCCTTAAATCGTCTGCTTTTTCGTTTAGTTCTTCCATACTTTTATTTTGCTTTTTCCTATATTGTTGCCTGAATCTTTCACTCTTTGCATCTTCAGCTTCTTCAGCTTTTAACATTGCGTCATTTTTCTCATATTCTTCATCAACCTTCTTTATTTCTTCTTCTTTAATAGTTGCTTCTAAATCTGCAACACTCATAATATAAATTTCTGAACCTTTTCTTCCAAATTTTATTTTACTTATTTTATTTTCTTTAATCTTTTTTGCACCGACTGGGGTTTTAACTTCCAAATATGATATTAAACTAGCATTTTCAACTTTTTCTAAATTTGCATAAATTGTTCCATATTCCTTGTTTATTCGAATATCACGATTACTCACCAATGAACTATTATATACAAAAACAAAAACATTATTATAATCAACTTTATCATCTATTATGTCGCCAGTATCAACATTTTCTTCATAATAAATTCTCTTACAAATACCACTTTTAACATAAAACTGTTCGTGATTAAAAAATTTTAAAGGGTCTGGGTTTATTTTCATGGTAGGATTGATTTGTTTAAACATGTTAAATATGTCGGATAGCGAGGCCAAGTTTTCAGTTCTTGATTCGAAAGACATAATATTATTTTTAATATCCTCTATTGAAAATTTAGCCAATTCAGTATCTTTTATACCAATCATTACAATATTATTTAATGAATTATTATCCAACACCTGAAAATTATTTGTGTCGTCTGTTTGCATTTGATTATTTTTATAGACCTTTCCTCTCAAATACAAACGCACTGTCTCACCCTTATCAATATTATCAGTATAAGGATTTTGAATACTTATGGGAACCAAATATACAGGATGGGTCAAATTTATAGGCTTTCCCATATTAATAACTTCACCAGTTTTATTTGTATAATTCACCTTTATAGTATTATCAAAAAAATTTTCATCAACACGCAACTTTAAAGCATTTTTATATGCTTCTTTTTTTTGAACACTGGTAGGGAAATTAAATTTATATTCATATTTTTTCTTCCCAGTTCTGTATTTATCTGGATTTTCAAAATTTATTTCAGGAACATTCCACTCATCATTATATCTCACAATCATTGAATCTTTTTCTGGCTTCATTTTATCAAAAATATCATGTTTAATTGTTAATGATATACTGGCTTCTTTATCAAATGTATAACCTCTTTTTAAAGCATCGCGTTTTTTACTTTTATCCTCCAAATCTTGCAATTCTTCTTCACCCTTTTTATCATCTAAAAACTTATTGTATTCAAATAATTGTTCTTTGTATGCCTCCAAATCTTTTAATTTATAAATCTGCTTTTCTATTACTTTCAATTCTTCCAATAGATATTTAACATCTTTCATTTTTCCAAAAATCGATTTTGTGCTAATATCCAACGATTTTATACTTTGTCTTAAATCATTCACAATACCTTCTTCAGGACTAATAAACGTTTCTATTGTATGCATATCACCAAAATCTAATAAATCCACACTAGTTTCGGCTTCAACTTTTTCTAATATAGCATCATAATCAGCCTGCACTTTTTCCAGTTGGTCTCTAATCATCTCAACTGAATTTTCAATAAATACCCTTTTTTGTGCTTTTCTTTCTGTTTTTGTCGCAGAACTCGAGCCAAATATTTGTTTATC